TCTCATCATCTTATCCCGTGCCCAGGTATTATCGTATAAACAATCATCTAGAATAACAAAGGCTCTAGGATCAATAGTAGTACGTTTGTATGTTTCCATCTCCTTTTTAATTTGTTTAAGTACTGTTTTCTGTCTTTTTAAAATATTTTCTATAATAGCGGTATTATATTCGTTATGAACAAATAATTTAGGAACCATTTTAGCATAAAACCCATTTCCTTCTTCTGTACCGGATATTACAGTGCCTATAGGTATTTCTTGCTGGTAATATAAGAGGTCTCTTACTAAAAATGATTTACCAGTGTCTCTTTTCCCTATCAAAACTATTACAGGACCTTTATTTTCATTGGGTTTAAAGCTAATACTTTTCATATCAAATTTTTTAAGTTCTAGAGTCATTATTATTAAAATTAGAATTTTATTTTTATTATTTAACATAAAAATATATTCTAAATTCACATTTAATAAGTTAAAAAGATATATAATTTATATATTAATTAGCTAAAGTATGTTAACTATTAACTATCAAAAAAGAAAGAACAATGAACTTTTTAGAAGTTTAGAAATACCCAATAACTTGTTTATATCTAATCTGCAAAATTATATACCTATTTATAACAAATTTTTTGAATTGAATGAAACAAATTTTAATTCCATAAATCTAAACCACAAATTTTATATTTGTAATATAAATAAATCAAACGAAACAGATTACCATTTATACAATTGTAGAGTTAAGAATATTGTAAATAATAAAGCAAAAGATAAAAATTTATATTTTAAATTAGCACCATTGTTGGACCCATACAAATATTTGATAGGTAAATATAACATTATGGATGATGAGTTATTTAGACTCCCTGAATTAAATTCCTCACAAGAGAATTGTAATAAAAAAATTCTAGATCCAAATAATTCTGCTTATGTAGATGGTTTTTTTTTATATTTAACGAACGAATTGCTCAATATGCATAGTTTTTCACACGGAATAGAATATTACGGTTCTTTTTTAGGAGTTAAAAATGACTTTATTATAAATGTATTTGAAGATATTCACTATTTAAATAATTCAGAATTTTTTAACAAAAACAAAAACATTTTATTTAAAATTGATGATTACGAACATTTATTTCAAGAAGACAAGGAACAACTTAAGCCAATTAGTATACATCATAACACAACCGCAAATTCACAGCTATCGGTTCATTCTTTCGATATTGATATATTCGAGGAAATATTTGAAGATAATATATGTGATTTAAATGACATTAAATGTAATAAAACCGAGTTAGTAGAAATAACAAAATCCAATTTAATGATAGATATAGAACAAAAAAATCAATTTACATTAAAATCAACATCTACGTGTTCTTCTAGGTCATCTTACACCGATATAGGAGATATAGAAAAAGATAATCAATATAATGATGATGAAGTAATAAATGAAACTGAAGGATCCGAATCTCAAGAAAGTAGCGATGACGAGTTTACAGAAGAAGAAGAAATAATAAATGTTACTATACCAAAATTTCCGGTTCAAGTTATATGTATGGAACACTGTGAGAATACATTTGATGATTTAATTTTAACAGAAGATTTAACAAATGACGAGTGGTATTCAGCATTTATGCAAATAATAATGACATTAATTACATATCAAAAATCTTTCCATTTTACACATAATGATTTACATACAAATAATGTTATGTATAACAAAACAGATAAAAAATTTATTTACTATTGTTATAAAAACAAGTATTATAAGGTTCCTACATTTGGTCGTATTTTTAAAATAATTGATTTTGGTAGAGCTATTTATAAATTTAATGGGAAAAATTTTTGCAGCGATAGTTTTCAAACAGGAGGAGATGCAGCTACACAATATAATACAGAACCATACTTTAACGAGAATAAACCACGTTTAGAACCCAATTATAGTTTTGATTTGTGCCGGCTAGCTTGTTCTATTTTCGATTATGTCATTGATGATTTTGAAGAAATTAAAGATATTAGTAATTGTAAAGACAGTGTCAAGAGGTTAATTGTGGAATGGTGTTTAGATGATAATGGTATAAATATGTTGTATAAAAATACTGGAGTAGACAGATATCCCGATTTTAAATTATATAAAATGATATCAAGATGTGTTCATAATCATACACCTCAATCACAATTAGAACGACCTGAGTTTGATAAATATTCAAAATTTAAAGGTGATATTCCCAATGATGTAATAAACATTGATAATATACCTATTTATGTATAAATATAATACAGTTTTTCATATTATATTTATCTAATGTAAGAAAATTGGGTTGAATAAAAATCCTTGTTTTTCTCAAATTCTCTTTTTACATAAGGATTAATCTCAATTAATTTTTCTATATGTTGTAATAATTCTTTACTTTCATTATGCTTATAATAATAGGTAGCTACAAGAAAAGAAAATAATATAGAAAAATACATTGAATAATCTATTTCAACTCTATAATTTTCAATCTCATTCAATAATTTTTTACAACAATCATAACATTCCCTATGATATCCATAATTTAAATAGTTTTTAATGATTAACTCATTAATATAATAATAACCTTTTGTCGGTGTAATGAAATTATTAAGAATATTGTGATAATCTCCATAAGATCGCGCTATGTCATCATAGAATTCGTCTAATATTTCTAAATATAACATTTCTTCGCCGTGACCATAACCTAATTCTGTAGTTTTCTCAAATAATTCATTCAATCGTGAAAGTATTTTTACGCCATTTTGTTTTCCAGTAGTAAATAAACAACCACACACAACCCAATGATAACTATTGTAATATTCTTTTTTATTGTGGGGTTCTTTGTATTTTTTATCATTTACATTTAAAATTTGTATGTGAAATTTATCGGTTATATTATTTAAAACATATAACAACATATTGTTTGTATAATTTTCACAAATTTTTTTAAAATTTTCACTTAAATTTGCATCAATCCATCCAAATTTATTTGTATTGAAAGGGTTTTTTTCTATTGTTTGCAGTACCAAGTCAAATTTACTACAACATAATATATGTGACTCGCTGCTGGTTCTTTCATCTTTTGTTGGATGATAATTTATTCTATTATTTTTAATAATATCATTGTATTTAAAGTATTTTAACTCTTCAAAATCTGTTATAATATAATTTGTAAGATTATTTAAATTATGAGTATTTCTAATATCTTTAATTAATTCTATACAATTATGATCTGTGTATATAACTAGGTAGCAGGGAACACTTAATAAATGTCTCATATTATTTATTGAATCCGATAATGTTCTTGAACCTTTATGAAATTTTGTTAAGTCAAAACAAGCCGTTACTAATGTACAATCTGGAACCATTTACTATAAATAATATATCTTTTTATATCGTTATAAATAATAACTATGTTACAAATTTAAAAATTATAATGAAAGAATATTTATCTATATTATGGAGAAATATGGATTTATTATTACAAGACACGTAAATTCTGTAATTACAAATAACTACTGGAATCAGTGTATAAAACTTTTAAGAAAATTATATCCAGAAACTAAAATTGTAATTATTGATGATAATAGTAATCAAAATATGGTCAAGTCTCAATTTAATTATGATAATATTTTAATAATACAATCCGAATTCCCTGGTAGAGGAGAATTATTACCTTATTATTATTATATTAAAAATAATTTTTTTGATAATGCAATAATATTACACGACAGTGTTTTTATCCATAAAAGAATAAATTTTAGTAAGTTAAATGGTAATAAAGTTATACCATTATGGCATTTTATTTCAGACAATGAAAATATTAGTAATTCACAAAGAATAATACAAAATTTATTAAACTCATATATATTAAAAGATAAATTAAATGTTGATGTTAAAATTGGTATGCCATTTGATAAATGGTATGGTTGTTTTGGTGCTCAATGCTATATCAATCGCGATTTTTTAATACAAATAGATAAAAAATATAATATTTGTAATATGGTTTCGTCTGTATTATGCAGAGCTGATAGATGTTGTTTAGAGAGAATAATGGGGTGTATTTTTTCACAAGAATATCCAGAAGTATTAAAAATAAAATCATTATTTGGAGATATAACAACTACAAAAAATTGGAGAAAATGCACATTTGAAGAATATATGAATCAATTTAAAACAGGAGTTATACATACTGTTGCTGTAAAAGTATGGACCGGGCGTTGAAGAACGACACGATATATATTTATTTTTATTATTACAAAATAAATAAAATAAATAAAATAAATAAAATAAATAAAATAAATAAAAATATTTTATCTAAAACCCAGGATTATCAGTAAATACAGGCGTAACATTTGATAATGATGACCCCCCTTTTAATACTGGTTTTACTTGTCCTATTACGAAATATCCAAAAACAACGCTAAAATATACTAAAAGAGAGTCGCGAATCAATATTTTCAAAGGTTTACTCTCTTTTTCAATAAACCTCATTTCAATAAATTTAGATATCAAAAATATTATTGAAATAACTCCTGCAACTATAAATATATTATCCATTAAATTAATCATCCAAATTCTTATTATTTTTTTTACGCAAATTAATATAAAACTTCAATTTCATCAATTAATAAATCAGGTATCAAATCTATTTTAGGTTCTTCAATATTATGTATATCAATTGAATCTAAATTATATGCTTGGTCAGAAATATTTAATTTAATATTTGACTCATCTTTCTCGTCTTCCATCCTTCTTTGTTGTGCTCGCATTTCACTAATTTCTTCTAATCTAGAAATATTTTTAGGCGCATTCACGTTTGATACATTACCGTCATAACCTTTAACATAGTCAATATCGTTAAAACTTAATCTGTTATTTGATTGTGCAGTGCTGTTATTTTCTTTGATAGGTTCTTCAATAATTTGTTCATTAACTTCTTCTATTACATCCTCTTCTATTGTTTCGTCCATATATGCCTTTAATATTGCCTCCACAGGTATACTTTCACGCAACGTATTTAAAATACATTCTTGTACAATAATTTCCAACTCCCTATGGTTTTTTTGTATTTGTAACGGGGCCAAATTAACCTCAAATAAATATACATTTTTATAAACTTTTCTTGCTACATTTATATAAGTTTTGTGAATAAAATCATCTAATTTTGGAATATTGATATCAATCTTTTTTTGTTTTTGTCCTACACGCATAGCAGTTAGTATCTTTAGTTGAATAATATGAACACACGTAACCAAATCTTCTAAATAATTACATCCTGATTTTTCGGATATTCTATTTTTTTCTGTTTCAATTATTTGTGTATTCCATTTTGGTATTCTTGATATTAAATTTTGAAATGTCATTAAATACTTATCATTTTCACCATTTTCTCTGCAAAGTTTAATTGATTCGTCCAATATTGACTTGTACCCATCAATAATTAATGGTGTCAAAATTGTAACTAAACGAGAGCTCCATTCATTTTTAGATTCGTGAAGTGCACTAACATTAAAGTCATCCATTTACATAAAACTAATATTTTCTAAACATATTTCTGAACTTAAAAAAATAAAATTTAAAATAAATAAAATTAACAGTTTTTCATTTCTGAACTCTTTTCTTACACGATTAAAACATATTAGAAGCTCATATCTTTTTTCATATGTTATTATATTTTCTAAAAATTGAATATCTTCCAGTAATTTCATTATATCTATTGCACTATATGCTTTTTCATAAAGTTTACTGCTTATTTTCATTAGTTCTTCTAAATTTGTTTCACTATTTATCGAACTAATTAAATGTTTTTTTAACCAATTCGACCGATATATTTTTATATCTGTCATTTTAAATACATTATTTAAATTATATTGGTATAAA